ACCTGTCATCAGACAGGACTCAGCTTTCCAAGATAGGTTAGCCCAATCCTCTCTACTATCTTCTTCAGCCTTGAGAAGAAAGCAGTTGTTGAAGAACTTATTGCTACGTCCTGCGTAGTAGAGATACCTACCACCAGGAATAAACTTCATATCTTCAATATATTTCCTGAGTTGAGACTTCTCTTCTTTAGTTAGCCTATCCTCGCAGACATCTTCAACAAGTGTCTTAGCTAGAGCAGGCCAAGTTTCGGCACCTTCGTGACGGTACTTATGATTAAAAATATCTTCGCTGAACTTAGAGCGAAACATGGGGTTAAGATTAGATTTCCATACCATCTTGTTAGTTCTCCTAGTAGTCGTCAATCTTGTGAAGTTGCGTGTCAGTTATAGGTAGGTATTCTTCAATGTCAACAAGACCCTTGTCAATAAGAATACCTATGACAAGGGCTTCGTCGATATCATTTTGTTCTACAATTAGTTGTAGACCGTAGCTGTACGCCAAAAGTCTTGATAAAGTTTCTAAATCATACATCTTCTTCGTCGCCCTCTTCGTCAACATCGTTGTCTATAAAGAGAGGGATGGGTTCAATAGAAACTTTGAAGTGTTCCACAACATGCTGTGCTTCGTGGTAGCTTTCATAGAATAGTTTTACAGTTTCTACTTTACGGGACTGTTCAACTAGGCACACCAAATGCCAAGGTTCACTTAGGTTTTCTCTTGTTGGACCTGATACTACCCAATGCAGAAAGGCTACTCTCATTCGGTTTCTCCTTTAGCCACTCATGTGGTATCCTTTTATCTGAAAACTTGAAGTTATTCTTGTGGCACCAGTCTGCGTAGGTGGTCTTGCTGCCTTTGTACAGTTTACTTTTGCTGTTTGAAAATACAAATCTGATGTCTAGGTCAGGATGTTGTTTTCTTACTTCTATATGTTTTCTTCTGTCTGCTGACACGAACCTCCCTTTAGTTTCTACTACTATTCCATTGGGAAGTACGAAGTCTGGTAGATAAGTATGAGTTACAACCCAAGGTACTCTGAACTTCTCGTATTCAAACTGAACTTTCTTGTGTTCAAGGTACCTTGCGTTGTCAGACTCAAGACCTGACCTATACTTTTTGTACTTCTCTTTGGTTGTCCCTCTAATTCTATTAGACATCACTGTAGTACGGAAGTTCTCTTGCCCTTGGTTCTTGTTCGACATGGACTAAATGTTCTACACCTTTAGCGTACAAGAAAGTTCGAAGGTTAGGCCAGCACTTACGTTTGAACTCACAGTAGTGGCAGTTAGAACACAGTTTCAAGTTACTACTATCTTTGTACTGAGGAACAGGTTCGAGCCTAGGTGGAGGGTCAGATGACTTAACCATAGACTTCACTGCTTCTATCTCAGATTCCTTACCGATAAGATCCTTACTGAAGTCATGGATATCCAGGTGTAGTTCACCTGTCACTTTGTTGATTACAAGGAAGGCTCCTCTGGTCTTGTCCGTAACCAGTGGGTCATCCTTGGCAGCGTAGACATACGAAGATAGCTGAGATATGTAACCAAAGGGATCACTGTCTCTAAGCTCATTCATCTTGAACTTACGATAAGAGACAGGAGATGCTGACTTAACATCAACGGTCATACCGTCAATCACAGCATCTCTGTGTCCTTGAACACCATTGATGACCAGAGTGTCTTGTTTACCTAAAACTGTGTGGCCAGCAGACTCAGCCAGATTAAGCAACAGAGCTTCAACAAAGTCTCCAAAGAAGAACTTGAGTAGCTCAGAGCCTTTAGGTGGTATAGAACCTTCCGCATCATTTACTCTTAACCATACCTTACGTTTACAAGGGGCTCCTATGGAAGACATAGAGAGATGATTACGTACCTTCTCTGACTGACAGAACCTTTCTCTAGATAGGTCTTTGATGTCTTTGCCTAGAGCTTTGGAGAAGCACTTGTTCCAACCTCCCTGCCCTCTAACTACAGAAAGGATGTCTGGAATAAGAGTATCAATCGTTTTCTGTGACACCAAACAATCTTTCTATTTGAGAATAGGTAGTCTCAAAGATAGGATCAAACTCTTTAACAAGTTTATCTATCTTAGCTGCGCAGTACTGTTCGTTCACTAGGTCTGCCTCCTCCACAATTTCTTCTAGTTTTGAAAGCATCTCCCAGCACCTATCCAGGTTCTCTAGTACTTCAATCTGCAAAAGGGATAAACTCAACTTGTATCTCCAATCACCAAAAGTAATGGGTGAAGCAGCAATCGCGAGTAACTACTTCACCCTCTCTTACCTAAGCTGCCGCCTGATCTAATACGACAGCTTCGATAACTCCAACTCGCGTTAGCTTGACTGACTTAATCTTAGGGTTCTTTTCGCTCTGCCAAATAGTAAACCCTACATCAATCAAAGAACCATCAGCCAACTGACCGTCCTTTTCTTCAACCCAGGGTACCATATACCGCCACCACTGGGTAGATTCAGCACTATCTGATTTGCGCATGGTAGCTTCTTTATTGTAGACATCAGGAGGCCCCCACTCAACACCATTCTGAATGTTGGGTCTCTTGAACTTGTAAAGGAACATACCAGTCTCTTCATCTTTCTTGAACATGATATTACCCATGCTCTCTTCAGGAACGCCACTCCTAACCAGATAGTCTTTTTGGTGTTCAGTCAGAAGAACCGTGACACTGAACTCACCATCAGGTTTGAACTCATACACATCTATGGTTGATGGAGTAATGTGTGGGTTGTACTTAACACGTACTCCTGGGATATCGTGATACGTAACTTGACCTTTATTAGCCATAGTCTTTCCTTTGTTAGTGGGTGTCAGCCCAGTTTCTTCCAATGTCCGTACTCCCTGCTAAAGGGCAGAACAGGTTGAGTCTGCGTCCAGCCTCTTCGATAGCTTCCCTTTGAACCCTACCGACAGTTTCAGCATCCTCTCGTGATCCCATAACCTCAGTCTGCCATTCGTCGTGAGGCCACGTGACCAACTTGTATGAGATACCTAATTTATCAAGCTGCTTAGTCCAGATAAGAGTAGCATGTTTCATGATGGTTGACTCACCACTCTGAAGCATACCAGCTAATGTCTTATGGAGAGACGGAACCGGAACTCTTCGACCGTCTAGACCAATGAAATAACCAGCTTGAGCGTGCTTAGGTATCTCTGTCTCCTTTAAGTAGCGCAATCCTGAGATGGTGTCAAGGAAGTTTTCTATGGAATCCGAAGCAATTTTGGTGTTTGTCTTCAGAATCTGGGAAACCTTGCCAACACCAGCACCTAGGAGGAATGCGTAGATGAAAGTCTTGGCCATATCTCTAGTGACATGTTCAAGACCTAGAGCTTTTCTATTCAAGTTGTGTATGTCAGTTTCGTTCTCCTTTCTTCCTGTACAGATAGCATCAACGTAATCTTGAGACTTCATCAAGTGAGCTAGAATGCGAAGTTGTATTCCTTCTGCGTCAGTACCAACCAGATAATACCTATCGTCTGGTACTGAGAAAAGAGACCTGAATGCACCATCATACCTACTCTTTACCTTCTCAACGGCAGTCTTAGGTTCACCATGAAAGGCACTAGGTATGTTAGCTTGGTTAGGTTTACTGTGACTTAAGCGGCCAGTCCATGCACCTATGTGCTGAAACCTACCGTGTATTCTACTGTCATTTTCTACACAACCTAACCACTCAACTAAACTGGAGCGCCTGCCCTCAAGCACCAACCACTCAGCTAGACTTTGTGCTCCTTCTGGTGCGTCAGGAGGCAGTGTGTTTAGATTAGTTTCGTTGCATATCCATCCATACCTAGTGAACCTATCTCTTTTGTCCTCCTCTTGAGTTTTCTCCCAAGCAATGTGACCCTTTGTCTTGTCTACAGGTTTCCATTTGGCTTCCCATAGTCTGTCTATACGATCCTTTGGAGAGCCTGGGTTGAAGTAGACCCACTCGTAGCAATACAAAAGATCATCCTTCACCTCAGTCTTGTAGTACTTACGTTTAGCTTTCTCTACATTAGAGAATAGACTACCGTCAGCCTTGACTCTGTACTTTAGTGAGTTAGTTACCTCAAGTTTAGGAGGGAATGCTATATTAAACATACGCTCCAGTGTTTTCATACGGTTCTCTATTTCATTTAGATACTCCTCTGCCTTGCCCTTGTCAAAGTGAAAGCCATTCTCGTGCATGACCTGACACAGATGCTGTATGCTGTGCTCCACACGACTGGCTTCTGTTTCAGACCACCTGCCTATCAACCTCTTGTATAGGCGGACTGTGATGGATACATCTTGTTTGCAGTAGTCTAACATCTCCTGTGTCAGTTGAGAGAAGTCACTGTGGTCTCCCTTAGGGAACCTAAACTCATCTCCCCATGATCTGAGACTGTGGCCTGCCTCTCTGCTGTAGTTATCTAACCTAGATAGTACAAGAGTATCAATCACTTTCTCAGGTGGTACTACTACTGTACCCAGTAGCCTATTGATAGTAGGTACATCAAACTGCAAGCCATTGTGAAACACAAAGGTGTCAACACTCTTGCAGTAGTCTATGAAGCTTTCTCTTTCCTCCTCTATGTGTGCGACGTGAGACCAGAACCTTTGCTCCCCTGTGTCTACATCCTCAGAGCAGACACACCAGATACGTGTTGCATCTAGGCTGTCTGTCTCTATGTCCATAGCTACTTTCATAGTTCATTCTTCATAGTTCATTTAACGTGAAGCTGTCAGGGTTAAACACAAGGCTTCCTGCATAACCTGTGTTACCTGCTGGTCTGTTTTTAGTAACAGAAAGCGTCGTTAAGTTTCTAATACTAGGGTCTTCAGCCATCTTGTCTCTTTCTAGCTTCACCACAACGGATGCCCTCTTACCGATCATGCGGCAGTCTCTTATCTGACCATCGTCATTCTCGTGAGCAATCGTTATGATACCGATATTCAGTTCGGATGCAAGCCTAGCAAGCTTCGTGCTTAACTCAGACAGAAACTGTTCGACTGTGGAATCCGTCTGCCTTGAGTAGGCTAGGTCTTGGATAGGCTCGAAGAATACAAACTTACATTCACATGCTTCAGCGAACCACCTTATCTTATCTAAGATAGATAGAGGGTCTTCATCTACTCCTAGTGTGAACTGGTATAAGTTCTCGTTGTGGGTTAGGTTCTTGATGGCATCGACTACATCTCTGTCCATACCGGCTTCAACGATTAACTCCTTACGGGTTAGGTTCTGCTGTAACTGATAAGACACCAGACCAAGCAGTGACCTCTTGGGGGCTTCCTCCATATGGCAGATGGCGATGGGAATATCTTTGTGGTTACTTAGAATATTGTACTCCAGAAACCGCATGAACTCCGTCTTGCCTATGCCTTCCGGCGCTTGAAAGACTGTGAAGTGTCCTTGCATAAGACCCAGGATCACACTGTCTAATTCAGAAACACCCGTAGGTAGGTAGATGGGGTCTTCACTCTCCCTGTAGAGAGTAAGAAAATCTTGTGTGGTGTTATTAACATTCTCAGGTACATATTTCTGAGAAGACCACCAAGACTTGACATACTCTTGAGATGCTCCTGCCTGAAGAAACTCGTTTGCATCCTTGTACTTATCGTGGGGTACTCGGTATATCTTATTTGGAAATAGGTTGACTAGCTTTGTAGCTATACCGTCAGCCTTTCCGTCACTGTCCAACGATAGGTATATCTTCTCGAAGGAAGACAACCACTCCTTACAGTTCTCGAATATCTTCTTACTTGGTGTCGCAGTAGGTAGTGAGACTACAGGGTACTTACTACCAAGCATCTGATAAGCAGACATAGCATCAAGCTCACCTTCAGTTATGGTGACAGCTTTAGAACTACCTGCATTGAACTTATCCATACCAAACAGTTCATCTGACCTAAGCCCTTCAGCCCTGAAAGTCTTAGGTAGAGTCCTGATCTTAATAGCTCCGCTGGGGTACTTGTAATGGTGAGATACACTTTCCCCTTCAGAGGATACTTCTGTCTGCACTCCGTAGAACTTCATAGTTTCTACGGTGATACCCCTACTCTCTCTGTATTGTAGATTGAGTAGTGGTACTACCCTTGGCTTGTATTGTGGTTCCATTTCAGTTCTCCGACTTCTTCCTAAAGGGTACATATCCAGATAGCGCTGTTCGTAGACAACACCTTTCTTTGGATATCCATTTCCACACGAAAAGCATCCTCCAATCCTCTTTTCCGTATCGTAGCCAAAGGCATCACTACTCATACAATCAGGGTGAGGACATTCCCTTTTTCTTAATTCTACCATGACTAGTATCCCTATACTTAAGTGTCATACTTAAGTATCATCCTTAGGATATATTTATATTAATATATTAATACCTAAGGAGTGATACTTAAGTATCAGGCTGACCACGGGGCTGTCAACCCCTATTATGGTAGTCACTTACCTGTTGAACCGAAGCCTCTGTGGCCTCTTTCTGTACTAGATAAGGCATCCACCACAGTGGTTGGTAGGTCTACCACACGTTCTACCAGCATTTGGCAGACCCTATCACCTTTGTTAATATAAATTATCTCGTAGCCTAGGTTCACAAGGATGACGTTGATCTCTCCTCTGTAATCTGAATCAATAAGCCCTGGGCTATTGAGGATAGTCAGTCCATTCTTACGGGCCAGTCCAGAACGCGGTAGGAGTTTCGCACAGTAGCCTTGTGGTAGAGCCATGCGGAACCCTAAGGGGATCATGACTCTCTCACCTACGTCTATCCTAGCTTCTTTACGGGCATAACAGTCTTCCGCTGCTGACCCTGGAGTAGCTTTAGTGGGTAGCTTACCACCTTCGATGATAACAAATTGTCTCACTGAGTATGTTCCTTGAACCATTGGGGTGTTGGGGTGTAGCGCCATTGAGCAATGTCTGCTTTGGCACCTAGGTAGTATGCACGATATGCCTCTATAGTGCTAGTCTTTTTGAACTCCTCAGGCATACACTGGGGTGGCTCAGTGAAGTCTGCGTTAGGTATACCGTAGGGTAGCCTAGTCAGTAGGGGTTTAAGTCTTTCTGTTTTGTGCTTCTTACCATACCGATGGGTGTACTCATTCAACAGAGACAACCACAAAGACATAATCCACCAGTAATTCATACGACTTTGTCTCACCCACACTGCACTCGGATGGTTTACATGCGTCTTCTTATATAAGAGAGGACTAGCTTTGTCTCCGTCTATTACATGGTGGGCGGTAGACATAAGCTGCGCATATTCCAGTATCATCTTGACTACATGCTTGTCGCAATGGTCACTAGCACAGTGGGCTGGGCTGCTGTCCAAGTAGAAGATATTCATCTTAGGCTTCCTTCTTCTTCCCGTAGGTAGGCTCTTTCACAGTGGGTACTACAATAGGGCTTGCCTTCTACTACATCTTCTCTATCGCAGAATTCAAACCCAGGGTCTGTTGGTTCCCCTATTGGCCATTGACAGGTTCTTATACCTTTCGCTTTGCCTTTCGCTTTGCGATCAAGCCAAGTATTCTTCTTCATTTGCTTTTAGTCCTGTTTAGTTTTAACCAATGGTAAGAACATAGCAGTCTTCCATTCTCTAGTACCGGAGCCTCCTTGTCACAGAGGCTGCACTTAGGTAGTGGGTACTTTTGTTTTTCTTTGTTGTATTCGTAGGTCATTGTGCAAGCCTTTCTATTTCGGCTATACCTTTGGGGGTGATGAAATAAGACAACCCATACTTAGGTGGTATGCGTCGCTCTTCAATGAGCCCTTCCTCCACGATGATACGGACTGCCCTTCTCACTCCACTGTCGAAGTGGCTGGCTAGGTATCCCTTCTCGTATTGAGATGCCCACTGAACACGTTGTAATGTTCGGAGCCTCCACTCAGGCGCTGCGATCTTAGTCATTATACAACACTCCCGTTGCCAAAGGGCAGACAATACTGATACCCAACGGGTGGGTTGGACTGGTTCTCTTTGTCCAGAGATTCCATGATCTCACAGAGTGTCTCAACGAGAGACTGAGAGGTACCATCAAAACTTAGGGGGTCATGGTCTCCGTCAATCACATAGATTTCCTGGACGAGAGTGTCACCCCTTTCGTTTCTGTGTTGCGCTATCGAAATGATAGAGCCTTTGTAGTCGAGACGCACATTGTTGAAAGATACTTCAGACATTTTCTTCTCCTAAGATAGTCTTTAGACTCCAGAATAAAGCCTCATACTGTGAGAGCAGACTTAAGAGTTCATCCACTTTTTCTAGGTCAGCTTGTCTGCTCTCCACTGGGTTGCTTACTGTTTGGTAGTTTCTACCATGGAATAACATTCCTCTAATAAGAACCAGCGCATCAGATAAGTCAGACACACTGCGATCTAAGTCTTCAGCTAGTGTGTCGAAATCTTTCGGGCTGTTACCGTTGAGGTTAGGTCTTGCATAGATCATACTAGTCTTCCTTACTCTAGTTTATTGTGTCGTAAGTCTCCACTCACAGGAACCCTGTTTGATTAGGCGGCTTCCCTCATGAGGTAGTCCCACTCTTTCGAGGATGTCCATTGAGATACCGTCTGCTGCCGGTTCCACATGGTGATTGCTTGGTTGTCATTAGCTGAAGCTTTAAGCTGGAAGCCATTGCGCTCGTCTGCATAGGAGGCATAGTTGGTCATGGCACTGAAGAGTGCAAAGACATTGTTACCCCTTGTTGCGGCTTCCTCTTTGTACAAAGAAAGCATCTTCTCAGCAGGACGTTCTTTCATGAGGCTCTTGACTACACTCTCAACCACAGAATACTTTCCAGTCAGAGACGTGTCAGCCATCTGTTGAAGCCTACCCATCTGCTTTTCGAATTGGATATTCTTAGTATACAATTCTTTCTCGAAGGACTTGAGGTCGAAGTTCTTCGTGTTCTTTCGCTTGACCTTGTCATACTCTCCTACAATGAGACCGTTGGTGCAGAAGAAGTCTATCGCACCAAAGAATACTTGGTTGGAGCAACTACCATCAATCCCATGCAGAGATATGATGCGTTGGGCAACCTCCGTCTCATGCTTTGATCTGGTAGTGATCTTATGCGTAACATTAGGTAGCACAACTTCGAGCATACCCCAGGTACCATACCGGGCAGACTTCCACTTAATGGTGGCTCCC